CTCACGGTTGTACTTTTCCTTGACAAACTTTTTGATTTTGCGCTTCTGAACCTTGAGGGACACGCCGCTTTTAACTTGCTCGCGGGTAGACACGCGCAGATAGCCATAGATGTTGTTCAACTGATTAACGGGAGTAACCATCACTGAATGCCTCCTTTGAAACCATGGGCAAGCAGTTTTTCATGCAGATCTTTCCAGTTGATGATAAGCGAAGCTGGAATACCGCCCTGTGAGTGATCAACTGAATCGCTCGCAAGAACATTTCCGTCTTTGTCGATGAGCTCAATAGCATAGACGGCGCGCGCGAGTGGCTCACCGTCATACTTCATGGCGATATCATATTTAATGCATGTTCGCCTGACCCGATTATAGTAACGCTTTCTCTCTGTCGCTGTCACGCCTCACCTCCCCTTTTGTCGAGCCACAAACTGCCAGTTTCAAGCTGATTATCCATTAGTTGTTGGTAGTCGTGATACCGCCTGATGATAATATTCAACGCTTGATTCTCGTCAATGCTGACGCCCAACCTATCCCCGATCTTCTGCTGCAGCACTTTCAAACGATTCTGATTTGCAACAGAACAAATTATTCTGAGCACGGTGGTATCAGGATCTTCAACAGCCTCTGCTTCTTCCATTTTTCTCTCTCCTGCTTTTTTTATGAATGAGATGCGATTTTGACACAGTTCCGTGTCAGTGTACAGTCTTTTGCACAAAATAAATTAAATTATTTTAATGCCACAGTGTATAAAGTGTTGCATACGGACACGGAATGTGTATAATGACTACTGTAACTAACCAAAAAGGAGAAGGAAATGCAGGATAGAAAGAAGTTTTTAGACAAGGTCACCAAGCTGCTTGCCATGGCGAAAGACAAAGCGGCGAACGAGACCGAAGCGGCGACAGCACTGAGGCAGGCTGAATCCCTCATGCGAAAGCATGACATCAATTTTGCCGAGGTCGAGGCGAACACACTGAAGAGCGATGACCTTCAGCGCGCTGAAACTGAGGAGGCGCGGAACTCAAAGTGGGTATGGAACATGGCATGGGCGGCGGCATACCTGACGAGCACGTTGCCAACCAAGCGACGCGGCAAGATTCAGTTCTGCGGCACGCGGCTCGACTGTGAAGTTGCCTTGCTGTACTTCGACTACTTGGTTGGTGTTGGAGATCGACTAGCTCGCAATTATCAGGGTTGCATCCGTGAGCAAGTCAACTTCGGCATCTCGCTTCGTTCACAGCGCAACGCTTTCAAGATGGGGGTGGCGCAATCGATCGTCGAACGCGCCAAGAAGATCAAGGCAGAGCGTGAAGCTGCAATTCGTAGTGCGAGCCAGTCGAGTGGCAAAGACTTGGTGGTCATGAAAGACAAGATGATCAAGGCGCAGTTCGGTTTGGTTTACAGAACTGCCAGCGCCTCTCGCTTTTACAGCGACAACGGCATGAGCGACGGCATCTTGGCAGGCCGCAAGGTATCGCTCAACTCGCAAGTCACTAACACGCAGCGCGCAGCGCTTGCATAAATTTACCGATGAAAGCCCCCGCTCAGGGGGCTAGGGAGAGAGAAATGAAAGTACCTAACCGCATCACCCCCGCTTACCTTGAGTCGAAAGGCTATGAGTTGCGGGAAGTTTACGCCGACGGGCTTCGAACCGTGTTGGTGACAAAGGTCGGTCGAAAGCACGTCAAAGCCTACTGCTTCAAGCAGTTTCTCAACAAGAGCAGCAGCCTGTGGCGTCCGATCAAGCTCACGCTCAACGAGTACCGTCGCGCGCGCAAGTATCAATTCATCAAGCGCAAGTGGAGGATAGCGGCATGAAGCAAGATGATCTTGAACGAATGGCAGGGAGAGCGGTGGATGCCGTTCTCATCCTGCTCGGAATGCCAGTCCTTGTTGCACTGGCTATTTTGATTATGGCTTGCGCATAGGGTGTGTCATGGGATTTGAAAACCACGAAGACGACGGCGAGATACTTGACGCAGCTAAGATATTGTTTCGCAAAAATCAAGTTTTTTCAAGCCTCAAAAAAGTTTGTCCATCCGCGATTGACACCAAAATTAAAAGGCGTCATGCCGCAATTCATCTCGACAAGATGAGAAACTTTTTTAACGCTACCGAAAAATATTTTGTTAGAGAAGACATGGTGAAACAAGCGACACGAGACATTATGAAAAAATGTTTGGTCTGCTGTGGCGAATGTGTAAGTAAACTGGATAGCGAAATAGACAGCGAAACGCCCATGTTTGATGCTAACTTAATATTAGAGGATGCCGTTGACACACTGGGAGAATTTCAATGGGGTCAGCACATGCCTCATGGCAATATGTTCTTTGAGCTACCCGTAGCGCCCATGGATTTTTTACTGCGAAGCCTCTGGCGAGATGCTGGCAGAGACTGGACAGACTATCCACAGTTTGTTGAGCAGCCGAGTGCAGAAGAAATTCATCGAATTGGCAGTTTTTGCAGTGGCGATGGTTACCGAATTAGCAAAGTTGGAGTGCTCGTGATCAGAGACTTGCCGTTTTACCTGAAGGAGGGGAAAGATGCACACCACAGGGGTATTAGTTATTTTTTTGTGTGCCAACTAACCGACAAGCTCGTCGCTCCCTCTACAAATGATTTTCCATACCCCAAAGCCTGTAAATGGTATGTTCCAGAATGGGGCATCACTTTTTCACCGGGTCTTGATGCAGATAAATTTAAGGGATTGCAGAAGGATCAATACAAAAGACTTTCGATTGAAGATCGAGGATCAGAACTGCAACATGGTCTTTTCGGCCTGCCTGTAAAACAGCAAAGCATTAGCAAGAAAGCCTTTGTTTTAGCGGAAAAAATGTTCTCGCAATCAAGCGTCACAGCGATGCTTGACTTCAATAACCATCGATATGATATGGCTAAAGACAACTTCTTCGGTATTACGATAGCTGTCGTGAACAAACTTCTAGCGCAGCTAAACTTTTCGCGCCTCGTCGAGTATCAACATTCGACGAGCAGTCAAAAGTCAAGCAGTAAACGCAAGAAGCGCGGCACTGTTGTCACGCAGCCAAGCGATGAGACACGGTACAAAACAATTTATCTACCTAAAGACTCTTCATCAGTGGTGCGACCGAGCGAGAAAAAAGAAAGTAATGCTCACAACCGCAAAGCTTTTAAGGTAGATGGGCACACAAGATGCTATCCGACTGATGTCACGAATTGCAAGCGAGATCACTCTCCCAACAACCCGCGATATGTGAAGTGCGGGTGGTGCGACAAACATCAGCGATACTGTCACACGATTTTCGTGAAGGATCAGGTGAGGGGCAATCCGAAGCTCGGTTGGATGCATCGTGAGAGAGAGGTCCGTCACGACGAGGCAGCCTCATGATCAAGTTTGAGCCTATCAGGAGCACTGTCGAAACAATCGACTTTGATCGGATAGCGCCACGGAAGGAAAGCAACCCGCTTTTCTGTGACGCGCACGACCAAAAGCGCAAGCGAAATCAGCGCGGCGAGCTAGTGTGCGAGATCTGCGAGCAGATCATGCGGGAGCTTTCGGGCGGCAGGCGTTAGTTCAAAAGAGCGTAATCAAGATCGTCTGAATGATAGTTCAACGTGAGCTCCTCACCCTGACAGATTTTTTTGACCGTCACAACGTGATAGGTTCGGTAGTCGTCCCAATCAAACTCAAGCGATAACTCGCAGTTGAAATCGTCTGAGTGATTCAAAAAACCGCCAAGAGGCGTTCGTACATAGGTAAGAATAATCGGCACTTTTATGTGGGACATGCCCACATCGATATTTTCCGCTATATCTTGAGTCGCAAAAAGACCGAAGCCCTCTATCGTGCTTTTTCCTATCTCAATAAAGTCTGGCAAAGGCTTGTAATACATTTTGTTGTAAATAGGTCGCACGTTTTACTAGTCAAAGATGTCAACGTAAGGGGCGGCAACTGAGCCGCCTTTTGCTTTCAGGATGTCTGGATAATCTTTTTCGTCTGGGAAAAAACCAAATTCATTAGGGTCATTTTGATCCCAGATCAGGTCTTTTACTCTCACTTTACGGCTTATGACATCCCCAGAATCAGCCCCACGGTCTCCGTATCCACTTTCTGCATGAGATTTAGCGTAGGTCGGGCTTAACGTAACAAAGTCACCCTCATTTATATTTTTAACACCTTTTGGAACAGCTCGGTAAATTGTGACCTCTTTCTCGGGGTTGCCTCTTGCTGATTTTATGATGGCATAGCTTTCATTATTGGCTTTACCATAAAAGTCCCCATCGAAAGCTGGACCCGGCGCGTAATCTCTTTTGCCTTGAGCTGTGTAAAAATTGTCTGGGTATCCCGCTTTCTCGCCGCTTATGGATTTCGTAAGGTCATCGAGACGCACTGCTTCATCATCTGATCCTTTGTATGGCTTGTGATATTCCATGCGATAAGATGTATCGACATCTCCAGTTTCAAACTTGGCAAATGGTGAACGTAGGTCTTGTGGGTCAAATACGGCAAAAGTTTCATAAGGGACATCTTGCGGTTTTTCTAAGATTTTTTCCGCCTTATCGTGAACGCTTTCTCTTAAAAACATTGAGTCATAACCCTTACTTTTAAGAAAATCGACCATTTTTTTGTTTTCATACAAGATATAATTACCGCTTTTTAAGCCATCTCTATAAGTCGGCATATTAGTCGCTGGGCTGAAAGGCTCACTCATTTTTTCGCTGCCGAAGAATTCTTCCAGAACATCCACATCTTTATGGGGCACGAAAGGTTTTTTGGTTCTGGATACAAGGGGGTATACGGCAGCATGCATTTGATCTGGAGATATATCTTTACCAATCGCCTTTCTAAATAATCTAAGCCTTCGATCATACTCATCGTTGTATTCTTTGCCTTTGAGTTTAGTCCAGCTTTCATCTGTATTATTTTTTCCAAAAAATATTTCTCTTCGTAAATCTCTTTGATATTTAGTTAGATTTTCCAGATCTTTTTCAGCTTCAATTCCACGTCTTTCCTTAAATTTACCTTTGCCTACCCAGAAGTTGGCAAACGCTGGATCAGGCGTTGTAAATATAAGACCGTCATCATATCCCGGCTTTAATCGATATATGTCTTGTTTGCTGGCATGGTAAAGTCTACCTTCTGGCGTCATATCAAAACCGAGCTCTTCCGCCCTTTTGATTCGCTCGTTAAGCTCATCAATCTGATCGCCAAATCTGTTACGATTTGCCTCTTTGCGTAGCTCTGCGATCTTTTCAGCTTTACTTGCTGCCCTAGCTGCTCTCATCGGCCCAACTACAGCCATTGCGGGTGGGAAGATATCCCCAATTCCGCCAGCCAGTTGCAAGCCAGCGTCTAAAAACTCTCGATTGCGGATATTCTCCATCAATGATGGACCTCTGGGGCCAACAGCCATCTCAGCAACGGTCATTTCGGGATCGGTGGGATAAGCGAAGTATTCTCCAAATATATCCGCTATGCCAGATCCCGTTGCAAAGCCGCCGCTTATGTTGGCAAGTTGCGCTGGAGAGATATTGATGGGGGCAGGCTGCTCAGGCTGCATTATCGGCTGCATTTGCTCGTCAAAATACTGACCTACCGAGCCACCGAGGTTGTAGCCAAAGATATCAACATCATTTGCTGCAGACTTGACTTCACCGCCTTGCGCGTAGAGCGGGAAACCCTCCTCCGCTGCTTTGCGAAGCTCATCGGTAATAGTGATGCCCATACCCGTTTCGCCGTCACGTAACTTCATGCGCTCCAGTTTTCCGCCAAAAGGCTTGACAATCTTTTTCAGCGCGTTCGGGTACACACGATCATAATATTCGATCATGCCCTCTCCGCCGAAAAAGAGTTCTGGACTGTCAGAACCTTGTGAATAGGAGTCGATGGTTCGCCGTGATTCTCCAAATCCCAAGTCTTTTTCTGGTGCATCAAGCAATAGTTTGGCCTGATCCTTGCCTATTGTGGGGATCAAGAAATCTACATCGTCAGAGGATAGATTGTCCTTCTTGAACGCAATTTGTCCATTTTTATCATATCCAACTAGAGTAAATACCTCTCTTTCACCGAGAGGATCACCGCTTCCCCGTTGATTTGGCACTCGAAGTCGCTCAAGTTTTATGCTACTGAGATACTTCCCCTTGTCCGCAAGAACTGCTATGTCACGCCCGTTAGGCAGCATGATTTTGTCGGCACCACTCTCAACCGCTTTCTGAATTGCTTTTTTGAGCGTCAGGGAGTACCAAGCCGAAGGATCGGTGGTTGCAAAAGGCGCGTCCATTTGTCTCTGGTTGAATTGTTTCTGTGCCTCATCTCTCTGCTTAGTTAACTCATCTAATTTGGTTGCACTTTCATTCGCCTGATCTTCCACATCGAAAAAAAATTCTAACGCCTCTTCTTTTGATTCAAATGTTCTATCCTTCATAGCAGGAGGTTGTGGAGGATTTTTTAACCTATCGAAGTCGATTTCTTTCTGATCGTAATCAAATAAATCAGGATCGTTTAGTGGATTATAATCTGGGTCATTTTCAAACTGGAAAACCGATTTTTCGTTGGGTTGTTTGGGAAATTCTGGGGTAACCAGTCTACCGTCAACACGTTCAGTTAATATTGTGCCTTTGCGAGAAAGATATTTAACTGTTTCATCGAGACCCTGCAATTTGCTTCCTTCCAGCAAGGTCATTCGTTCAAGTCTCAATGCGTTTCTTTTCAACTCTGGCGTTTGAATTATTTCGTCTCTCGATATGCCCAGCCTCCTCGCTTCCTTTGCGACGTATTGATGCTCGTCAGACTGCAGCTCATCAATAAAAAACACCTTATTGCCGTCATCGTCCCGTCGAATCGACGTTCTGAGATGAGATAAAACACTGTCGCTATAGTTCCCGAAATGTTCTGCTGGTGAGTTGAGTTCCATAGCTCTCGGGCTTAACTCGGCAATCTGTCTCTCAAGGTCTTCGGCGTAGGCAGTTTCTGCCTCGCGCCTTTTTGTTTTTCGACTATTGGGCCTAACCAGCGCGTCATCAACGGCCTCGCTATATTGTCTTTGTGTCAGTTTATCAAGTTCGCCCCTGAGCACGTCTAGCTTCAGCGACAGTTCAGAATCGGGCTCTAACTCAAGTATACTCTCTTCATAATCTTCTTTTCGACCGCGCAAAGTCGCACCACGAAACAGGGGTTCATTAAAATTTTCCAAAAGATAATCTTGATACGCACCAGCGCTTCGATCTTTTTGCTCTTCGATATACCTTTGCAGGGCACCCACTGGCGATCGACCCTCATCAAGCATTTTCAGTATTTTTTTGCCATCCTCTCCTGCAGCCTCAAGAAATTCTTTGTCATACTCCCTGCCATCCGAGTAAATCAACTCTTCGTTTAACGCGACATCAACATCGTCAAGTAAATTAAAAGAACCCTCAGACTCGTCCACAACAGGCTCAAAAATATCTTCATCGGTATCCCTTATCTCATAAGCCAGATCTTGACGGGCCAAGCGCTTGTTGCGCGCTATTTGCTCGGCTTCTCTAATGATCTTTAACATGCCCTCTGCACGATTATAGTTATCAAGCTCACCGTCATATCTCATCGTTTCCAGATGGAATTTCATGAAGTCTGGGTCATCATAGGTGCCATCCCAGTTGGGCGGATCTTTTAGCGTGATAACATTAATATTCCGACCATCGAGCATGCTGGGTTTAGCGATAAAATCCTGCACTTCCTTGAGGGTGACGCTCTTGACATTCTGGAATTTATCGTAAACACCCAGATCCTTGAGCTCCTGTGGCTTTGCGCCCTGCTTGATTAGCGCATTGATAAACGCCTGACCCGAGCCTTTCGACATTTTAAGGTTAAGCGCCGCCTCTTCTGAGGGGCTGTACAGGTTTTCATTGCCTCTGGGTGCAAAAACGGTCATTTTCTTGGGTGGCTTGACGTTTTTGACCACCTTGCCCGGCGGTGTCATGCCAAAAAGCGTCGCAGCGCCGATAATACCCGCCTCAGTGGGCGTTTCAGCGTCGAAAACGTCAACTAGACCAAGCGCAACGTCAGGGCCGGGCACGAAATCGAGCAAACTAACGATATCTTTGGCTTTTCGCAGCCCTCGGAGCTCGTCATCCGACAAAACACCCGCAATTTGCTGCTCGATCTGCTCGCGCAATGTGGGTTCCACTGGAATAGCCGACGGCGGAGGGATATCTTTTCCGTATCTTTCCTCATATCGGCGAATCAGCTCCTCACCCTCCTGCTCAGGCGTGGGTCCAAGAGGAGAAAGACGCGGTTTTGCTTCGAGTTGCGTGGGTAAACCGAAAAGATCGACTTCATCTGGGCGCATTTACGCTAATCCTCGCATGCCGCACAAAATTGTTGTGGAAAATAGAACTCGGGGTCCATGTCGATATTATTTAACCATTCATCTAAGCTCATAACAACGGTTCTTGAATTATTTTTGGCAAAGGAATCATTTAAAAAATAGGTTGGCACAACCACGCGGGGTGGCTTATTGTTAAACTTCCATATGAGCACTGGAATTTTTTCGCCGCAGGACTCCAAAACCTGATCCCACCACGCGTTCTGATACCAACAGCCATCTTTGTACGCCTTGCACTCGATAGCAAAGCCGGGCAATTCGATATCGCACTGCGATGAGATCTGGTATTGCTCAAGATTACGCCTGACGCGAACTGGAGAACCACGCGCTACCATGAAATCGTTGATGCGTTTGCACACATCGTTCTCAAAGCGAGCGCCTTTCTGCCTAGAATCAACCATCAATGCATTTCCTCGGTTGGTGGATGATAACCTATCGGCAGGGCAACTAAAACCTCGGCGTCACATTCGCTGCAGCACAGGGAGGAAAGGAGCAGGGCGTGCCCGTCGGTCTTGTCAGTCATCTTGAAGTCGCGCTGCCAGATCAAATTGGCATTGCAGTGGTAGCAGTTGGCAGTGTGGTCCATGGGGCGTAACTCGTTGAATTTTATTGGTAATTATATGCGCCAAACTCAGCTATAGCTACAGCGCTACGGCGCGCCGCGCTCAGGGGGTGTACCCCTTATTTTTTAAGTCATTGTTTCTATTGGTTTTTTTCTGGCAAAAGAATCCTATGGTGACCGCTGTGAGCACACTGACACGGTGATTATCAGGGGATTCCCCACGAACATTGAGTAAAGCCTTTTAAAATCAAGCACTTACGCAGGATCGGGGGAATTTCCTAGATTTTTGGGGGCAAAAAAAAGAGCGGAGCTCTTTTGCAAGTTGCCCCGCCCCAGTGCACTCCCAGTCAAATCCTGCGTTTTTTCAGTGGTCCTTGTCGCTGAACTTCTTGCCGTCCGTGCCGAGCAGTTGATGCAGGCGCTCCTCGATCTCTTCCTTGGACATGCGGTCAATGTTCGCGTTGATGTTCAGGTTTTGCGAGCGGTTAATGTTCAAACCAGCGAGTTGATTGAGCTCCTTGATTGCCGAAACGCTCGCGTTGTAATGACCGCTTTCGAAACTTGTCTCAGCAATCTTCCACAGCATCGAACCAGTCTTCTCTGGTGTAATCGCATACTTGTCACGCAGCTCGTCTTGTTTCACTCGAATCGCTTTGGTGACATGCGGCATGTCTTTCCCGTTCAGCATCTTCGTTGCCGCTTGACTCGGAAAACTGAACCCAGCCTTTCGGGCAGCCTCCGTCATTCCGCAACTGCCCTCGGTATAGTGCCAAACAAAAGCAGCTTGCATTTCAGTGAGCTTGAACTCCTCATCCGCGATGAACTGTTGCGGTGGCTCGACGAGTTTTTTCTTCGCAGCTTTCGGCCTGCCAACCTTTTTTTTCTCATTCATAAAAAAACCATGGTGTGTCAAGGGGGGGGTGTATAGCACTCTCAAACTCTATAATTAGAGTTATATAAACTATATAAACCAATACTATTTATATTTATATTAACTATATAGTCTTAATATATACACTACTACCTCCTACCCTAAGAATATACTTTAATATCAATCACTTAGTTCCAAAACAGCACAGTGTACAGTGCGGCATTATTTCAAACTGCAACTTTGTGTAGTTTTCCGTGTAAGTTTATATGCACTTTGCAATCAAACACGGAGCGTTGCAATTTGAGAAAATGCCACCCCAGACACACTGTTTTCAGGTCAAAATGGTGTGTCATTTCCGCCCTCCGCACCCTCCAAAGGCGTGTAACTGATGTCATAAACCTTGCGTCCCTGCGTCCGTCTTGGCTCTGCGCCATTCTCCGAAAGCACCCTCGATGCCTCTTTGAAGTCATTCATCCTCGGGTTTTGTATGCCCAGATCGCGCAGCAATTTCGTCATCTGCACTGGTTTCTTGTACTCGCTCTCGAAGTCAACGCACTCTAATATCAGGTCTTCAACACTCGACTGAGTGCGATGCATCTCGTTTGCTTCGTGCAGATATTGCCGCTCTTCCTCGGTGAGGAACCAGTTCTTTTCCCCTTCAACATAGTGCTGCTCTTTCACCTCGGCCCACACTTGCTGCATTATGAGCTTATGCTTATTGTCGATCGCTGTCACGGGCACAACCCAAAAGCGCCTGTTTCCACTTGTATCGACCAAGAACTCTCGCTGGTTGACGCTTGCAAAGAAGCTGGTCCTTCTCTTATACGAGCTGAACGCACGATCATATGGCAGGCGTAGCTCATCGCTGCGCTTGGTTATAAACGCTTTCAATTGGTCAATGTCTGCTTTCTTAAACGTGCTCTCAATCTCTCCAGCCTCGACAATCCAGTGGGAAACAAGCTGCTTCACGCTGTCTTTATCTGCCGGGTTAATTGTCGCGCCTTCCAGCAACCAATCCTCATTTGATGGGCACAGCTTCTTGAACCAAAGTGTCTTACCCAACCCTTGGGCGCCTTGGAATATTAA